ATCAGGCCGGCAGAGCCCGGTTTGTGGCACGCCACTCCCCCCGTGCACCGAAATGGTGCGCGAATCGTTCTCATTTGACCGAAAATGCACCAGAAACGTGCGAAAATGACGCGTTTCGACCTCGATGCCCTGACCTGGTGCAGCCGAACGCGTCATTTTGGTGCAGAGCGAGGGGTGTCTGATGGTATGCCAAGCCGAACCCCGATCCGGTGCAGATCGACGAACGGTCATTGACAGGGGGGAGGATCGATGGTAGGCGAAACGGACGCGCAACCGCTGCGGGTATGGCACCATGGCCGAAACCGTGGGGCCACGCCGAGGGCTGTCAGGAGGGGATCTGTGGTGGCGGGGCTCGGCGTGCTGCGCACCAGGCTTGACATGCGGCCTCGGTTAGCTCACTGCCGTAGTGAGGGCTCTCAGGGGCTCTCATGAGGCGGTAGCCCTCTCGCTCGGCCCATCGTTCGAACTCGTCTCTATCCGCGTCGCGCATGGCCGATGCCTCCTTCCTCTGCTGCGGTCTTGACTGAGTGGCAGGGTCCACAGAGCGGCTGCCACTGCGAGCTGTCCCAGAATGCCTTCATATCGCCTCGGTGAGGCGTGATGTGGTCAACCACGTTGGCCGCGGTCACCTTGCCTTGCGCCTCGCACATCCTGCATAGCGGATGCTTCGCCAGGTAGGCGAGGCGTGCACGCTGCCACTTCCCGCCGTACCCACGCTGCGCAGTGGTCAGCCCTTCGCGCCATGTGTCAGGGTTAAGCATCTGCACAGCCTGCGTGCTGACCTCCTTGGCGCGTGTGGGCTGCATGGTGACGCGTGACTTAGCCATGCGCTGTGCTCCTCGATCCTACGGTTACCTGCTGTGAGCGCCTGTACTGCTTGGCGTATTTACCTACCGTCATGCTGGCGCGACTACTAACGGGGTAGTCCATCGGATAATCCCACCATTCGTCCTGCAGCTGCTCGCTCTCCCATTGCTCGTATGCGTCCTCGCTGGCGTCGGCTAACGCTTCCTGGAGCGCGATGCGGCGCAGATCGACCTTAGCCACGGCTGTTCAACCCTGTCGACCTAGCGTTGAGCGCCTGTGGTGCGATCTGAGCCTCGCTAACCTCTGGCATGCGTCCTTGGGAGGCTATCTCCTCTAGAGCCGCACAGATGCGCTCAAGGACAGCCGAGGAGCCCATCTCTAGGCGTGCATCAGCACCGCTACCCAATACCAAGGGCTCAACGCACAGTGCGTCCGCTGTCGGAGTTATCAGGTCTGTCATTGCCTGGATCGTCTCGCAGGTCAGGTCCTCCTTGAACCGCAGTACCAGTAATCCGTTGCTTGAGTTCTTCGAATCGTTCATTGGCTAAGTCCAGTAGTCGTTTGAGTTTGGCCCGTCGCCGGGCGCACGCAGAGCAAGCCATCGTTTCGCTTCCTGAGAAAGGTTATCAGGATAATCCTTTTCGTAACCCGCGAACACCGACCAGCTATCGGCGAAACGTCCAGGGGTCGTTATCTGCATTACTCGCGATTCTTGCGGGTTTATCTAATCTGCATTTCTTGCGTGTTCTATAAGAGGTTGCACCAAATCAGGGTTGCACGTTGCATTGCATACCTAAAGGTATATGCAATGCATGCAACCTTAAACCGAGTTGCAAATAGGCAATTTGCAACCCTATTTGCAACGCAACCTTCATTGATCTGCATTTCTTGCGTGTATGAAAAGGACTCCGTTTTCCTCGAAAAGCGCCCCTTTTTCCAAAAGCGTATCTTTTGCACGGTTAAAAGCCTGGTTCTTATAGCTCTGCCGCTTGGTAGGATCGAACTGTGAACAGAACTCTTCGTGCACCTTGGCCGTCTCTACCCCGGCTTTTTCGTCCGCTAAGCCAATGGCATTGTGCAAGGCGTCCAAGAATTTCAATTCGTTCGCACCTGTCTTCTTTTTGCCCTCAGGCTTGACTTGACCGGCGCCTTTGAACTCCACGATACAGCTAGTGATATCGTCCCCATCGTCGTCCGTCCCAAGCACTACGGTGTGGAGCTTGAAGATGTAGCTAAGGCCCTGCTCGCCATCCTTCATCTTGCTGGTCTTGATGCTGCGGGTGTCATTGCCGGCCTCGACTTGAAGCTCTACATCACAAGCTGCCTTCAGGCTAGAGTGGCCTCGGGACCCCTTGGAAGCGTCCTTACCGCTGTGGTGCACCAAGAGGACCATGGCGCGACATTCAGTAGCGATGCGTTTACACTGGTCGAGTGCGAAGCCCATATCCTTGCCGTTGTTCTCATCGGCGCCGGTAGTCGACTGTGCGAAGGTATCCATAACGATGAGGTCGTAGGCTTCCCGGTCGGACACGTCATTTATAAGAGCGGTAATTTGGGCAGTGTCCATCAGGTTCGGCGTCATGTCGTAAATTACATCCATCCCGACTTTGGGGATAGCGTGTTGATGGCAGTACGCCTTGAGCCGCTGACGGAACCCTGAGACGCCTTCAGCGACGACATATAGCACTCGGCCCTTCGTTACCCGGTGACCGTTCCAGAGATCCAGGCCGCGGCAAACGGCGGCGCACATGTCCAACGTAGCGAAGGACTTGCCGGACCCTGATTCGCCAAACAGGATGCCGAGAGTAGCCTTGGGCAGAAACCCCTTAATCAGCCAGGTGAGCGACGATTGCTGAGCCGCGAAGACGTCATCCGATGTGATACCAAAGGATCCAGGAGGGTAGACCTTAGCCGGCGTCACAGTCCTAGGAATGCTCCACGTCTTGCCTTGAGCGATCGCACCTTCCTGCGCTGCCTTGAAGTAGGAAACGACGCGAATCGCGTTCGGGTGTTCCGAATCGAAGCCTTCCCAACGATTTTCGAAGTATTGCGTGCCGGGGTAGCCGCTACCCTCAGAGCTCCACTCGTCCCACAGCGCACAACCCTCAGGCGATCCGTAAGTCTCGTGGTGGAGAGCAGCGCCTAGATCGTGCCACTCTTTATTGCTCATGTTTGGGTCAAGGTTGGTAAGCATTTCCCGAAGCTCGTCGACCGACATACCAACACGAGGAGGAGCGATAGTGAATACGCCATCATCTTGTTGAGGCGCTTTCTCTTTAGCTGCGGACGGTCCAAAGCGAACAGCAATGTGCTCCAGCAAATGCGCGGTAGGTTTCGCGACGGTGTTCTCGTCGCCTGTAAGCTTCGTGGTGTCGGTTATATTCCCTGTGAAGGTAACGAAGCCGGTCCCATTGAACAGTTCCAGGCCGTAGTCCCAAGCTTCGTGGTGTGCCTGGCGGTTATTACCCACCGAGCCACTGACGAAGGCGCGTATGCCTGTTCCTGAAGGGCTGATCTCGGCATAAGTCCCGACGACCATACTGTCCACTTCAGGTTTGACGATGAAATCCCCGCGTTCGTTCTGCGTTACGCAACGGTCAAAGTCCAGCGCCGTCACTGGCGACCCTTTTATCATCGCCAGGCCAACACCCCATTCAGAGCCTTTTTTCGCCGCAGCGGCCTTAGCTTCAGAGAAGCCGACCAACTGGCGGATATCATCCGGAGTATTTTGCTTGCCGCGTCTTTTTCCGCTCCAGGCGTAATACGGCATCTTGCGAGGCTTAGGACCATCGGGGTTATCTTCCAGTCTCCATATGACCCACTGCTTCAACACACGCAGTGCTGCGGGCGCCTGTACGCTTTCTATATCTACCGTCGCTTTGGGCTCCACGGCTTAACCCTCCGCTATAGCGGATCGGACTCTGTGCTTAGGGTGGATCAATTCTTGGCGCGGGATTCCGTAGAGTCGTTCTATTTCGGCAACGCGCGTCGTAGGGACATAGCCGAGGCGGTTCCACTTCTGAACAACCTGGTATGACACACCGAACTTTTCGGCTAGGGCTGAAAAGCCGCCGGCTAAGACGATAGCGTGCAGGATGCCTTTATATGAGGTTGAGGCTTTCACGGTGTTTAGGAGTGAGCCGTGTAGGCCCATGTTTATGACGTGCTCCGCCAGAGCGTCGAGACGGGTGTCATTCTTCGACATAGATCGCCTCCCGGTCCTCACGAGCCTCCAGCATAGCTTCGGCCATGTCGTAAGCTTTCTCGGCTGCATTCTTCTTGCAGCTCTCGGTTACCGTGGAGTTGTTGTGGTCAGCCAACAAATGGCCTAATTGGGTTTCGTGAAGCAGGTAGTTTAGTGCTATGCCCGCGAAGTGATCCATCGCGGCCATTTCCTCTTTGGTTCTTTCTATGAACATGTCGGTGTCTCCTGTTATGTTGCCGACACTTTATACCCTCTCACATACACAACACAACCTTTAAAAACGTAGTGGCGCCTTGCGGCGCCCGATCCAATCAAGCCTGTTCAGAGAAATCCGGCGAAGCCAAAGCGGCGGCGTACTTGGGGTTCATCAGGTCTTGGCGAGGCACGCCATAAAGGCTTTCGATCTCTGGGATACGGCCGAGCGGCACGTAACCGATCTTCAGCCACTGCTGTACGGCCTGGTAGGACACGCCGAGCTTGTCGGAGAGGTTCTGCAGGCTGCCGGCGCGTACGACAGCATCGAGGATGCCGCTGTACTTAGTGGAGTCGTGCAAAGCGTTCATTACGGCCAGGGTGGCGCCGTTCTTAGCTGCGTACTGGTTCAGCTCTTTCAGTTTCTTGTCCATCGGGAATTCTCTTGCTTGTTTAGGGATTTCGCGCAGGGTACGGCTATTCACAAGAAAAAGCAATCTATGACCGTTCGTCAGGTCTACTAGACAATACAAGTAACTGCTTGTACTCTTTGCTTACGGAAACCGGAAAGACAGGCCGAATGATTATCCTGGTAACCCTTCCGGAACCATGCAAAGCCCGGTTCGCCGGCCCACCAACCTACTAGGAGCGATCGCCATGATCACCGGCCTGCTGATTCTTCTGCTCTTGTTCTAACCTCTCAGAACCACACCCAGCCCGCCGATGCGGGCTAAGTCAGTGCCGCACAGACATGATAACGACGGCGTAGTACAGCACGGACGCTACCCAACCTAATCAATTGAGGTAGCCCAAATGAAAACTTTAGCAGTGGTGTTTATCGATCTCGAAGAAGCATCCAACACAGTCGAAAACGTTTCCCGGGACTTTTTCCAGGTGCTGCGCGAGGAAGACGTGAACGACGTCGACCATCTGAACCGGATCGCCTACGAAGCCTACGAAGCGAACGGGTACAGCCGGACCAAAGGGCGCCCTGTGGCGGGCAGCACTGAGAAGCCCGCACCAGACGTCATCAAGCAGTACCTGTCGTACGCTCGCCGCGGCTTCGCCCTCAAACTGGACGTGAAGTCTTACGAGACCATGTACAAGCTGAAGGAAGCGATCGCGGCGCCTCCGGTGAAGGTGGCTGCGAACGACGCCGATAAGAAGCCGGAGCAGCACCCTACCTTCGCCAAGAGTTCAACCTGTGTCGCGATTGGTGCACTGTGGGAGCATCTGCCGCCGGATGTACAAGCCGAGTTCGATAACGAGGTGCTGAAGCTCTTAGCGCGGTTCGGCAAGAAGGTAACCGGAACCCTGGGCGCAACCGGCTAAAGGTTATCCGGATAACCCTTAAAACTAACCCCACTTCGGTGGGGTTTTTCTTGCCCGACGAACGGTGAAAATAGCACTAGACAATACAAGTGACTGCTTGTAATCTACAACCACTGAAACGCAAAACACGACGGAGCGGCACGAAATGAAACACCTGAAGCAGGATTTGAATACATCGGACGATTCGTTCAGCTACACATTACCCGGCGAAAGCGAGCCTTTGTACCGGGTAGATAGTTCGGGCTATTTGACGGAGCGGGGCGAACAGATCGGAAAATTCTGCCTGCGTGGCAAACACTGGGGGTCTGGTACTTGATAATGGTTCCGTCTTTGAAGGTATAGCGTTCGGAACATTCAAGCTGCCTGAATTCGAACTTTTTGTCCTGAGCAAACTGGTGAACCAACCATGAAACGCCTTCTACTGACAGCCGCAATCATCACCCTTTCCGGGTGCTCGACCATCATGAACGACCGTATGACCGACGTGCAGGTCACGTCCGAGCCAAGCGGTCAGCACTTCAGCATCACCGACGAAGACGGTCAGCGCGTCGCTACAGGCGTCACGCCGGCTAAAGTTAACCTGGACGCCGCAGCGGGTTTCTTCGACGGGCAGACCTACCATGTGGCCTACGACAAAGGCCCGACTGTTGAGCTCGACTCGCGCGTCACGGGCTGGTACTGGGTCGGCTTTTGTATCAGCGTGGTGTCGGGCCTCATGGTCGACCCCGCTACCGGCGATATGTTTTCGCTTCCTGATAACGTGAATGGGACTTATTGAAAATGAAACTCAAAGACCTGATTGAACTGCTTGAGAAATTCCCCTCCGATATGCGCATCGCACAAGGATTTGGCAATCCGCATTCATGGCGGGGTATGTACGCCGAGTTGGCTTTCGAACCGGTAGACGACACTACGGTTGGTGAAATGCTCTCTGAAGCGCGGTCCGCAGTTGGGGCGACGTATACCGGGTGGAAAGGTGGCGAGTTCACTATGACTCTCGATACTCCGGTCAATATCGATTACGTCGGCTCATGGTCTGACGGAGCGCGAGATGGCCGCCTTTACAACTGGATGGCGCCGCAATGAAAAAGCGCCCAGCTAAACCCAAGATGTCAAAAGTCAACACCAGCGACTGCGCCAAAGGCCAGATGCATGAAGTGGCTGCGCAAAAGGTTGTGCGAACCATGCCAGGAGGATTTATAGCGTGAACGAATTCAAAGGAACGCCAGGGGCATGGAAAGCCGACTACTGGCTTGACGGTGAACCCTCCGTGATGTTCGACGGCCCTGCGCTGACACGTGTATGCCGCATGGAATACATCGTTAAGGCTGGCGCAATCCCTAACCACGAGATGGAAGCCAATGCAGATCTCATCGCGACTGCTCCTGAGTTGCTTAAGGCTCTAAGCGATCTCCTGGAAGCCTACGAATCCGTAATGCATTCAGAGTTCGACTACCCTGACGACCCATGGACGGCCGAAGGTAGGTTCGACGAGGAAGCTATAGCGGCACATGCGGCTATCAGGAAGGCCCTCGGCAAATGACCCTCCAATGCCCCAAGTGCGGTAACCCGGACGTGATACGCATGAGCAGCCTGCGCATTATTCACTGCCCGGATTGCCATACCGAATCACCCTGGCCGTTAAAGGACGGCCAGAAGCCTTTGATTGGAAGTAACCGTGGAGATCGGAAGAAATGAAAGTGACTGTGAACGTAGATTTGTACAAACCGCGCGGTAAATGGGGCTACGGCTTTCAGGTCACGTTCGAGGCGCCGATAGGCTGGGTAGACGACACCACCCTGTTAGACCTGATCGCCGATAACCAAAGCGAAGTAAACCGCGGCGCCGTAACGGACGGCGGCTACACCGTCGTAATAAAGGAGACCGAAGAGTGCATGAACAATCCTGACTATAAAGGTTTTCTGGGCCGTCTGATCCCATCGACTGAATTTCCGAAACCCTAACCGTTCGTCGGACCTACAAGCAATCGCAAGTTTCGTGTTGTATAGTTGCGTCACACAGTAAATGAATAGGAGAAGGGCAAAATGAAGATCAAAGAATACCTCGGCGGCATGGGTAACGATTTCAGCGCCAAGATGGTTTGCGAGCACTGCGAAGCGGAAAGCAAACTGACTTCCGGCTACCACGACGGTCACTACCACAACCGTGTCATCCCAGCGATGCACTGCAAAGCCTGCGGCTTGAATCGTGCCGGTCAGGAGCGCACTGAAGATGTGATCGCAGCAGCTCATGCCGCGGGCGTGAACGGCGTATGAACCGCTTCAAACCCGATCAGACCGTCCGCATCAACGACACGCAGAGCGAGTACCACAAGTGCCTGGCGCGTGTCGTGAAGGTCGGCGTGAAGAGTTACGACGTAACGGTAGGCGCTACCCGCCTGCGCGTCGTCCCCGAACAACTGCTAGGAGTACGCAAGCCGTGAACGAGTCAAAGGTAGAAGCTTTACGCAAAGACCTAGCCCAAGCCTCCAAAATGCGCGACTTCTGGGCTACGTCTGCAGTTGAACTCGATAAACGCCTCGCGGTTGCGGAAATGCAGAAAGCCGCCCTGATAGCAGCGCTTGACTCGGCAGCGTCTTGGCTGGAGTGGTTAGACGATCCGCGATGCAACTTAGGCGATACCCACAAAGCTGTCATTAAACAGGCTCGCGCCACGCTGAAAGAAGTTGAAGAAACACCTAAGCAGGAGTCCTAACATGGACGACGCCGACTTCATGTTCCTGACCGTGCTCTGCCTAATCCTAATTGGGTTCTACTTCGCCTAGGAGGCGCCATGCTTCAGCCGCCAGTATCTGACTTAACCCCCTGGCTGCCCGGCCACTGGATCACGCAGACCGGGTACGCACTGAACGAATGGGATGTAGAGGTCGGCGTCAAAGACGACCGCCGCTGCGTAGATATGCAGACCACAGTGTCTGTAGTGGATTCGATAATGGAAAAGGTGATGCGCAAATGAGTACTAAAGCCGAAGTTAAAGACACCGCCATAGAAGCTCTTGCATACGAAATCTGCGGGTTCTCAGGGCGTGAAGAGCCAACTGAGGTTCAGTTGAAACTGGCCCGTTACCTTCACGACCAGGGCTATCGCAAATTCGAAATCGTCGAGGAGGACGTATGACAAATCTCGTATTGACACGTAAAGCCGGCCAAGCAGTGCGGCTGATCATCGACGGTGTAGCGGAATACGTTGACATCCTCGATGTGTGCGGAGGGTTCTGCAAAATGCGGATCCTGTCCACGCTCCAGACCGAACGCGTCCGGTTCCGTGACTCCTTGCGAATTGCTGAAGGCATTTCGGTTTGCGTCGTCGACCTAGCCAAAGGCCACGCAAAGCTCAATTTCACCGCACCGCGGGAAGTACAGATCCTGCGTACTGAACTGATAAAGGAAGAAATCTGATGTCAAGCACTATTACCTTTGAAGCCGAACACATCGGCGTAGAACCTGGAAACTACAACAAGTTCCAAGTCGTTCTAGAAGCAGACATGAAAGAAGTCGTTGCCGATATGGACTTGGAAGACAGGCTGCATGAGATCGAACCGGCGGACATCGTAGAAACGGTCGGCGCCGTCAACCTGCTGAACGCCATCAGCGAAACGCATTTCGACCAGTGGGTAAAAGCTCACGGCGATTACTACGAAGCGCTCAATGCGATAGGTATCGAGAAGATCCGGGAGTGGGTCGACACCTACACGAGCGGCGAATGAACCGCTTCCCTTGCCGCTGCCGGTCTTGCGATGGCCGCAGAACGCTTGCGCAGCTACCTGAGAACATTCGCAACAGCTGCAAGTGCAAAGCGTGCCGGGAAGCCCGAGCAAAAGGCATAGAGCCGATCGTGCATTGCGACTGCGGCGGCAGCTACCGGGTTGACGTGTACAGGCTCAAGACCGAGCACAAGAAGTACGGGTGCCAGTGCTCAGGCTTCCCATTTGACAACGGCAACCACCGCAAAGGGAGTTCCAGCCCATCCAACGGGTGGTACTGCATCCACAACAGGAAAGGAGAAGGAAATGCACCACGAACTGAAGATTCTGATTCCGTACTTTGAAGCCGGCAAAGAAGGCAGCAAGAATTTCGAGATCCGCCGGAACAATGATCGCGGTTTTCAGAAAGGCGATACGGTTGAATTCAGAGAAGTGAACTCGGTCGGGAGCTACACCTGGGCGACCTTCAAAGCCGAGATCACGTACGTGACCAATTTCAACCAGCAAGAAGACTACGTTGTCTTCGGCTATAAGCTGATCGAATAGCTACAAGCAATAGCAATTAATCCACTTGACATACCTTGTGTCGCTCTCTACCATCTGCGGCACACCTTAACCAAAAAGGAACTTGCAACATGTCGATCGATGCCCTGATCCAAAAGCATATCGAAGCACTGAACACCAACACCGAAGCCGTCAAGCTGCTCACCCTCTCCCTGGCCGGGCGTACGCCTACGGCAGAGAAGCCGAAGGTCGAGAAAGCCGAAAAGGCTATTGCTGCTAAAGAAGAAAAAGCAGCGGAGAAAGCCTCGACCGATGAAGCTCAAGAAGCTATCGACAAAGAGCAGGACGAGAAGGCCGAAGCCGTTCCATATGAAACCGTCCGCGCATTGGTGCTCAAACTGGCCCCGACGCAGCGTGACGCGATCAAGGCGCTCAACGCCAAGCACGGTATCGCGAACCTGAAAGTGCTTCTAGACAAAGAAGACGACTTCAGCACCGTGAACGACCAAGCGAAGCTGGAAGCTGTCTACGCCGATCTGCAGGCACTGGAGGCGTAAGCCATGGCCCACGCATTCTTCGCGCCATCAGGCGCGCCTGCCGCGATGCTTTGTAACGTGAAGCCGTGGCGGGAAAAGGGGTTCCCCGATATGGGTAACGATGCTTCCGACGAAGGCACAGCGGCTCATTTCCTGCTTGAGCAATGCTTGACTGAACAGAAAGAAGCCAAGGCCTACCAGGGTCTGCGGATCAAGGTAGAGAACGGTAACGCGGAGTTCCATACCTCTGGCCAATATCCGGTCGGGCTCGACATGATCCACGAGATCCAGAAGACCCTGGACGTGATTTATTCACTGGCCGACGGTGCTACGGTTTACCAGGAGCAGGTCTTGTCGATCGAGTTCATAACCGGCGAGGAAGGCGCTACCGGCACCAGCGACACCGTGATTATAAAAGGCGACACGGCAATCATCGCCGATCTGAAATACGGGCGTGGCGTCCAGGTTTTCGCAGAAGGCAACGAGCAGTTGCTGATCTACGGCGCCTCGGCGGTAGCGGACTTCGATGCTCTCGGCGAGATTGAGCATGTCGAGTTGCACATCCTGCAACCGCGTCTAAACCACTTCGACGTTTGGAAGTTGACCGTCGCTGAGATGAACGAACGGATTGAAGCCCTTCGGCAGACCGCTAAACGCATCTTGGCGGGGCCTGAAGGACTGACTGCAGTACCAGGCGAGAAGCAGTGCAAGTTCTGTAAGCGCGCCGCGACCTGCGACGAGCGTACCGATCACACCATGGAGCTAATCGTGGGCGAATTCGTGGATCTGGATAAAGGTTTCGTGAAGGTCGAAATGCCGCAGGCGGAAAAGCTTTTGGCTCAATCATTCGGCGTGAAGCCGGCCGCGATTACCTTTCACACCGGCTATAACACCCAAGAGCCCGACAATCACGAAGCTGAACACTTCACCGTCAAGAAACCGAACATCCGTCCGAGTCTTGAAGCAGCCGAACTCAAACTGCCCGAAGCATCCGATGAGCGTTTGGCGACCCTGATGGACGCCGCCGACATGATCGAAGGCTTTGCCAAAGCGGTGCGCGCTGAAGTCGAGCGCCGCCTCCTGGCCGGCAAGTTCACCGATGCCCGCTACAAGCTGGTCGAAGGTCGACAGGGTGCGCGTAGCTGGGCCAACGAGGCGGAAGCCGAAGCCGCGTTGA